CCGCCGGAGTTCCGCCTGCGGAGCAGCTCGAACGGCGCCAACGCGCACACCATCGCGATCGAGATCGCCGGCAACCTGCAGGGCGAACCCGGCTGCGACGACGAGCCGCCGGTCGACTGCGTCGAGGTCGACGTCGGCGGGTGGTTCAAGCCCGAGCGCTTCGGCCGGCACACGCTGCTCGACGCCCAGGTGATCGCCACCCGCCGCCTGATCGTTCGGCTGGTGCGGCAGTTCCCGCAGATCGATCGGATCCACGCCCACCGGCAGTTCGCCGCCGATCGCCCCCTGTGCCCCGGGTGGGAGATCTGGCGGCGGGTCGGCATGTGGGCGCAGGACGAGCTCGGACTCAGCGACGGGGGCGCCGACTTCGCGGACGGCGGCACCCCGATCCCCGCGAGCTGGAAGATCCGCGAGAACCCCGGGAGCCCGACATGAAGCTTACCACCGCCCGCATCTTCGCCATGATCCTCCTGCTGCTCGCGCTCGCCGTGGGCGTCTTGTGGCTCGCCTGCCCCAAGAAGAACCCGCCGCCGCTGCCGGCGGGCCAGGAAGCGACGACGGCCCCGGCGGAGGTCGACGGCGCGCATTGACACCCCCCACCGCCACGCGAGGATCATCGAGCGATGAACGCTGGTCGATTACTTCACCTGTTCGTGATGGCGGTGCCGGTGGCGATCTTGACGACCTTCAACCTGCTCGGGGTCAAGGCGACACCCGAGCTCACCTCGGCCCTATCAGCCCTGACCACCGCGGCCGCGGCCCTCGCCGGCAGCCGCTACATGCGACAGACCCGGCCACGCCCACGGCCGCAGAAGGAGAGGACCGATGCACCTGCGTCGACTGCGACCAGCCCCCGCACACCCCGCGCACCACGCGACCGGATCAAGCCCACACCTGCACCTGCACCTGCCCGTGCAGGCGAGCGGAGAGACCCGTGAGGACGCCTCGCGATGGCCGCTTCGCCTCGCCGCCGCCGGCCTCGCCTGCGAGGTCCTGCTCGTCGGCAACCTCCTCGCCATGCTGTTCCGCTGACGGTCGGCATGGTCCTCGCCCTGACCACAGGCACGGCGTTCGTGCTCGGCTCGTGGTGCGGGGTCCTCTTGCTCGCGATCGTGATCCTGATCGTGTACCGCGACGACTTCGACTGGTGACGACATGGGCCTGCGCACCCGCCTCTTGAGCTTCATCCGCGGCGACCACCTGCTACCCGCCGGCGCCGCGCCGGCGCTGCCGCCTCGCCGCGACTCGTCGGCCGAGGCCGGCGGCGGCGGGTGGGTGAACATGTCGACCGGCCTCGGCACCGCCCGCGACCCCGCCTACGGCACGACCTTCGGCTACCAGGTCCAGCTCCCCGACGACCTGCGTCGGAACCTGTACCTGTTCGAGCCGACGACCAGGATCGTCGTCGACCGGCCCGGCAAAGACCTTGTCCGCCGAGGCGTCACGCTCAAGGGCTTCGAGGGCTACGACCAGCAACCGTTGGAGAGCTCGCTGCAGGACCTCCAGGTCATGCGCAAGATCGGCCTCGCGTACCGCTGGATGCGGAAGGACGGCGGCGCCGCGCTGTTCCTCGTGGTCGACGACGGCCGCACGCACAACCAGCCGATCGACTGGCGCGGGGTGAAGCGGCTGCACACGATCCACGTGCTCGAGCGGTGGCAGGTGACGCCGGCGCAGTGGCAATGGGATCCGTCTCTGCCCTACTTCGGCGAGCCGCTCTACTACTACGTCCACACGCAGGGCTCGCGCGGCGCGCTCAACCTCGTCCACCGCGACCGCTTGATCCCGTTCGTCAACGGCGACCTGTCGATCCGCGACCGCACGCTGTTCAGCGGGTGGGGCGTGTCGGAGATCGATCGGATCTGGAACGCCTTGCGCGCCAAGGGGCACGCGCTCGCCAACGTCTCGACGATCCTCTCGTCGTTCGCGGTCGACGTCGTGAAGATCAACGGCTTTCACGCCATGGTCAAAAACGGCGAGAAGGCGGCTTTGCAGGAGCGGGCCGACCGCATGCGATCGACGGTCGGCACCCTGAGCAAGATCTTCCTCGACTCGACCGAGGACATGATCCCGTTGACGCGCTCGATCGCCGGCCTCGCCGACGTGGTCATGCTGCAGATCGACGAGCTGCAGGCGTCGACCTGGATCCCGAAGTCCATCCTGCGCGGGCAGTCGCCCGGCGGCCTCGGCGACGGCGAGAACGCCGGCGAGATCCGCGGCTACTACGACTTCATCGGCGGCGAGCAGGAGGACTATCTGCTGCCGGCCTTCTGCTACATCCTGCGGCTGCTGCTGTGCGCGCGGTTCGGGCCGACCGCCGGCGAGGAGCCCGAGGTGTGGAGCGCCGAGCCCAAGCCGCTGTGGACCCCGAGCGACGCGGAGATGGCCGCCATCCGACTGCAGCACGCCCAGGCGCGCAGCGCCGACTGGATGACAGGCCAACTCACCCCGGCGCAGTTCAGCAGCGACCCGACCCTCGCCGAGTTCTACGACCTCGACGCCGACGAGGAGGGCGGCCTCGACATCGCCGGCGACGACGACGAGGCGCGGCCGTTCCCCGCGAACGAGACGCCGATGACGACCGGCGAGGCCGCCGCGCACTTCGGGGTCGGGCCGAACTCGATCCGCACGATGATCAAGAGCGGCGCGATCAACAGCTACCAGGTCAACGGCCGCTACGTCGTCAGCCTGCAGGAGATCATGCGCGCGACGACCACCAAGCGCTCGCAGATCGATCCGCCGGTGGCGGAGGCGGCGTAGCGGTGCAGGTTCTCGGGGTCGTGGTGTGCGGCTGCGAGGCGCCGCTGCTGCTCGACCGCCCGCCGCCTCGCCGCGACGCCGCGCGGCTGCCGATCACGCCCTACCCCGACGCCTTCGAGCGGCAATACAGGGCCGCCCTGCGGCCGCTGCTCGACGACCTCGCCGGGCTGACGCAGGACCTCGTCGGCATGCTCGACGACTACACCGCGGACGCCTCGAGGGCGCGACTGGCGGAGGAGCGGCGCAAGCAGCTCGCCGCGAAGCTGCAGACGATGCGCGACGCGGTGCTCGCTCGGTGGACCACCAAGCGGATCGTCGGCAACATCCCGCTCGAGCGGATCGTCGACGGCGTCGACCGCCTCAACGAAAAGGCGACGATCGCCCAGGTCGCCCGCGCGATCGAGGTGACGCCCGACCCGCTGCCCGAGAACGCCGAGGCGTGGGTGCTCGCGGCCGACACCGGGTTCTCGCGCGCCAAGCGGGACGCCTGGGCGAAGGCCAACGCCAAGCTGATCCGGTCGATCGCCGAGGAGCACCTCGACCGCGTCGCCGAGCTGGTCGACGAGGGGTTCCGCGCAGGGTCGCGGGCGTCGGTCGTCGCCGAGCGGCTCGTCGAGGCGACCGGCGTCGCGCAGCGCCGGGCCAAGTTCATCGCCAGGGACCAGATCGCCTCGCTGCAGGGACAGGTCGTGCAGGCGCGGCAGGACGCGCTCGGGATCAAGCGCTACCGCTGGCGCACCGTGGGCGATGCCAGGGTCCGCACGGCGCACGCGCTGCGCGAGGGCAAGATCTTCCGGTGGGACCAGCCCCCGCCAGACGGGCACCCCGGCCAGCCGATCAACTGCCGCTGCTACGCCGAGCCGGTTCTCGATGACGTGATCAGCGCGCTTTCGGGCGGATGATGCAGGTTGACACGCAATAGGACAGGGCTTATGCTGTGCGCATGTCCTTCAGAAATGTGCGTGTGACCAGCGACCGGCACATGTCCACGGCCGCATTCGAGCGCGCTCACAAGCGCTCCGGGTTCTGGTGGCTGCGGGATGCGCCGCCGGGCAACTTCCTCACCATCGGCTGGCACCGGGGCGACCGGCCGCTCGACATCACGATCCGGCTCAAGGTCGGCGTCCTGTACACCCTCGGCTGCGGGCAGGGGCGCGACGCGATCCGGCAGGAGGTCCGCGTCGAGGCGGATGCCGCGGAGGCAGTGATGACCGTCGAGCGGGCGCTCGAGCGGATCCGCGGCTGGATCAGAGATGGATCTCAGATCGCGGCCGACGACGAGACCGCGCGCAGGTCCGACACCGGCGCTGGCTTCCACGCGATCCGGCAGGTCCGCCTGGATCGCACCCGCGAGCTGCTCGCCCGCGTCGCCGGCGAAGGCGCCGAGGTCGGCAAGTTCCTGCGCGAGCAGCAGGAGCAGCCGGCGGCGGTCGTCGACGCCAAGCTCGCCCCGCTGATCAAGGCGTGGGCCAACCTCAACACCGGCCGCGACCTGGGCGGCATCCTTGGAGCGTAACGACCATGACTCATCGATCTGTGATGCCCGACTACGCCGCCGCGATCCTGCGCTCGACCTGCGAGGCCGCGACTGCGGCGATCGCCGAGCGCGGCCGCCTCGACGACGACGAGATCCGCAGCTTCATCGGCGGCGTCGCCGACTGCTTCGACGCCGACCCGTCCGACGTGCTGCTCGCCCTCGGCCTCGACGACCTCGACGAGACCCGCGCGCGGCCGAGGCTCGGCGGCGGGCATGTCTGCTGCGGGTGTGGCGGCGTGTGCGACAGCGGGATGCCCTGCCCGATGGCCTATGCCTGCCGCTGCCGCACCCTGCCGCTGCCGGAGGCCGACGAGGAGCAACTCGACCTCGCCGAGCCGCCGCCGGGCTACCACCTCGCGCCGGTGCTCGCGGGCTCGCCGGCGGCGGTCGCCGCCGGGGTGCTGCAGGCCGACGCACTCGACCTCGAGGCCCCGCCGGTCGGGTGGGTGTGGTGCCGGCCCGGCGAGGCGATCGCCCTGGCCGCCGCGCGGGCCGAGGGCGGCGCCGGCAAGGGCGACCTGTGCGCCGACGAGGCAGCGGCTCACGCCGCTGCCTGGGCCGACCACCAGCTCGCCGCGCTGCCGCCGGGGTTCAAGCTGCGGGACACCTGCGACGATCCGACCGTGAGCGTGACCGATGCGGGCACGGTGCGGATCGAGTTCACCGCGCCGTCCGGAGATCGCCTGTGGATCACCACGTCCTACGACGACTTCGGCGACGACGGCGAGGTCCTCGGCGAGATCATGGGCAGGGTCTCGCGGTGGGAATGGAACAACGGCGAGAGCAGCGACCACGCGTCGACCGAGCCGGAGGCCCGGGCCGACGCGTGGGAGTTCTTCCACGAGCAGGGCGCGGCGACGCTGCACGACCTGCTGCTGCTCGTCGGTGTGTGGCCCGAGGACGCCGCCGACGAGGCCGCGCTCGCGCCCCGCCTCGACTGGATCCGCGGCTGGTCGCTGCTCGAGCGCGGCCTCGTCGCCCGGTGGGCCGCCGCCTCGCACGTCCACGCAAGCGACCACGACGACGTGCGGGTGCCGGCGCGCCCGGCCTGCCTCGACCTCGGGAGGCCAGCATGACGGCGCAGCAGGCGGCCCTGCCGCTCGACAACCCGTTCACCGCCCCGGACCTGCCGCGGCTGCGCGGCACCGAGCGGCAGATCGCTTTCGCCTCGAGGACGCCCACGCGTGACGCCGGCGGCGCCTGGCTTACCCGCTGGCCGGGCGTCACCGTCAGGATCGATCCACCTCGACATGTCGTCCCGTTCGCCGGGGCGCTGGACGTGGACCCCGGCACCGGCGGCACGGCGTTCGAGCACAGCTTCACGACCGGCAGGCGCGCCAAGCTCGGCGAGTGGCGCCGCATCCACGTCATGAGCGCACACGCTGGCGGCGAGATCCGCGGTTACGAGCTCGAGGTCGGCGGCGAGCTTCTACTCGCCTACCCCTGTTACACCGGCATCTGGCCGGAGATGGATGCCGAGGTCGCGCGGATCGTTGCTGCGGCCGCGCAGGCCTGACGCCGAACGGGGCCCGGCTACGGCCCCGGCACCGCACTCCCGGGCCAGGGCGATCCGGCGGCCGAGGGTCGGGGCGGGAGCGGGTGGGCTCGCGGGCGTCCCCGGCCAAGGCCTCTACCTCGCCGACGAGGTCCGCGACGTTGCCGCGGTCCTCGCCTCGCACCTGATCGAGCGGTTCGAGGCCGCCTATCAAGTCGCGCATGCCTACGTCGACGCCCGCGATCTGCGGCCGCCGACCCGCGCCGAGCTCGCCGATCTGGCGGCGACTGCGACGACGCCCGAGGGCGCGGCCAAGCTGCTCGCCGCCGCGATCCGCCACGCGCACACCTTCATCCGATCGACCGGCTGATCGATCGGCCCCGTTGGACGACTTCAACAGGCACGGCGCAGGTCACGACCATGCAGATCCACAGCACGATCCCCGCCGGGCACACCGGCAACACCATCTACCTGCTCAACTTCCCGGCCGCGCACACACCCTCGCGCCGCTACGTCGTCACGCCGATCTCCGCGCAGGAGATGCGGGACATCCTCGAGCGCGCCGACCGGCCGATCGTCTCCGCGCTCGGCCACGAGGGCGCCGCCCATGCGTTCGCCGGGCTCATCGGCGCCGAGGTGCCGATGAGCCGCCTCGAGGTCAACTTCCGGCCGGGCGACACCGCTGCACGCAGGCCGGCCTGTCGGGCTGGCGCACCTCCGCGGCATGCGGCCGGACGGCGTGTGAGAGAGGTCGCAAGATAGATGATGAAAGCGCGGCGCAAGATACTTGCGCCGCGCTTTCGTTGGTAGTACATAACGCCCATGGCCTCGCGCAACACCGACACCCTCCGCGACTACCCGACCACCCGCGACGTCTCGTTCGACGAGGAGGTCGCCGCCCGCCCCGCCGCCCGGGTTGCCGGGGGCGAGATGTCCCTCGCCGAACTCAAGGAGCGACAGCGGCGGATCGCCGAGGACTTCGACCGGCGGGCCGCGCGGCCCTGAACGCCAGGCCGGGGCGAACCCGGCCCGGCTCCATAGGAGAAAGACATGTCCGAACAGTCAGATCGCTACACCGTCACCGCCCTCATCCGCTTCTACGAGCACGAGACCCGTCACGAGCTCGGCACGGCGCCGAGCCGCCGCAAGGCCAAGCGGATCGGCTACCTCGACGGGTGCCGCTTCTACCCGCTGCACAGCACCGTCGCGGTGTTCGAGCTCGAGATCCGCGACACCCTCACCGGCGCGCTCGTCCGGGCCCACGGCGCCGAGGTCGAGGCGTACCACCGGGCCCGGGCGCTCCCCACGGTCGGCGACGTCGGTTACTGGTAGCCGCAACCGGCCCCGCCCGATCGCCGGGTACACCGATGCGACGCGCGCCTATCAGGTGGCGGTCGCCGGGCTCCTGGAGAGGGCCGAGGACATCCGCCGGGCTGTGGAGCGCGCCCGGGTCCACTACCGCCAGGAGGCGATCTACGTCTCCTACCTCGGCACCGCCGAGATCCTCGGCCCCTCGGCCTAAACAACCAC